CCTGCGCCGCGGCGGCTCCGGCCCCCGATCAGGGGGGATCCGCCGGCGTTACGTTTCCGTCTTTGTCTACTGTCCAGCGCTTTTGCTTTCGGTGCACTATCATGTGGCAATCTTTGCATAATGCTATCAAGTTTGCCCAGTTTAATGCTATCTCCGGCCTGTTGATGTTCTCCGGTGTCAGGTGTATTTTGTGGTGCACTTCTTCCGCCGGAATGATCAGGCCGTTCTTTCTGCATCTTTCGCAAAGCCCGCCGACGGATGCTCTGTATCCTCTCGCGCATCGTTTCCATGCCGGTGATGCATAAAAAGCATTTGAAAAACGTTTTTCTTTTCCGCGGCTGTCCACGGTATCATTTTCTTTTGTTCTCATGGCTAATTCAATATAATTTGGCTATTCGCTCTTTTTCTTTTCGGCATTGCCAATTCATCCACCACCATGTTCCGGCGCTGGTTCACCCATTGCCTGCTCATGTCCATCGCTTCCGCTATCTCGTATTCGCTTTCGCCCTCCACGTAATATCTCCGGATGATCACGCGGTCTTTCCTTGCCCGGATCCTGTCGATCACGCCTTCCGCCCGGTTGATGATCGTTATGTTTTCTTCCCGTTTACGGATCAGGCGCTCAATCAGCCCCTCCAGCTTCTGCAGCTGGCCTGCTGTCGCATTGTTCGTCTTCCGGTCTCCCGCCGGTTCCAGCGCCTGGCTCCCGATATCTCGTGGCCCCATAATCAGTTCCAGCCGGTGAATCTGTTTTGAGATGGCCTGCTCCTCCATCGTTGCCAGCCTGCATTCCTGAAGAACCTCCACATCCGTCATCTTCCCGGCCCCCTTCCTGGCTGTTTCCTCATCACGCAGCGGATGTATGCCCCGTCCACCGCGTCGCTATATCTCAGCGTTGTTTTCACATGCGTATATCCCGGATAGAGCTTTTCCATGATCTCTTTTGCCTCATTCGGAAAATCCATCGCCAGCCGTCGCACTCTCGCATTGCTCACCTTGCTGTCGCTGGTTCTTTGTTTCGGCTGTTTCAGGTTCCGGCTCCGGCACCACTTCCGCCTGTTCTTCTGCTGCTTTGTGATGTATCTCGCGATCGCTTCCAGCCCGTTCTCATTCGGCTGCAGCCTGTCCGCGTTCGCATATCCCCGCGCCCAGATCTGTTCCAGCTCCTCCCGGTCGATCCCGCCGCTCATCAGCATGTGCACGTGGATCCGCTCCCGCGTTCCGTCATCGTCTCCCTCGATTGTGTAAATATATTTCAGCGGACTCATTCCGCGCTGCTCCCGCTTCCGTTTCACCGTGCGTAGGAAGTTCTTCACGTCCCGCTGGGCCTGCTCATATTTCGGTGCTTGCCTGTAGGTCAGCGTCAGGTGGATGTCCTGTTCCCCGAAGTTCGCGTCCGCCAGCTGCACCAGCCGTCTCCGGCTCCGTTCCTCATTCAGGCGCTGCACTGCCTCCGGCGTCACGTTCTGCTTTGCGGCTCTGGCCCGTCCGACATCCTCTCGCCCGAACAGCGGATATATTTCCACTTCCAGCCGCGGCCCGGCCTTTATCGTTCGCGTCCGGTACCCCATGCTGCCCACGCGGATCCGCGTCGGGATGTCCCGCCAGAATCCATCCGTTCCCCATTCGCCGTCCAGCAGGCTTGCGCTCCCGCCCGGTTCTCTGTCAAACAGCGCCTCAAACTCCCAGCTCATGGTTTCCACCCTTCCCCGTCTTACCCGCTGCTATACGGTCAGGGACAACAGAGCGCCTTCTGCTTCCGGCATCCGTCTGCCCGTCCTGGCGCTCCGTTTTCCCCGACACCCCTTTCACCTCTCTGACCGCCATCAGCCTTTTCTGTCCGCCGGTCTCCAACTGACTTTTTGTTCTTTTGTTAATACTCCATACAAGCCTCTGATTGAGGAGCCTATCCCTCGGTTTCGGAGGCTGTCCCTCCGCAGGCGTTGACAACTTCCCCAGGGCGACGACTTGCACGTCCGGTTGTCAGCCGGTTGCTGCTGCTCTCCCCTTATCCTTTGGCGCGTGTTTTTTCATCGCACCGCCAATATTGGCACGGGCGAGGATCTGCACCTCGCAATGTACGGGACGTTGGGTCTGGTCGTACTACCTCCCCGCCGCTTAGTCCTGCGTCTACCTTTTCCGCCACCGTGCATGATGCCGGATTCCTCCGGCGTGTTTCTTCATATTTAATGCGTCAAATGATAGGCCATTATATAAAGCGCTGCCGCTATGGCCATCAGCTCCACAATCTGATCAAAGCTCATCTTTCATCACCGCCTTTTCCCTTATTCAACAATCTTTCCCATCTTTTCATCGCCCAGGTCTTGATCGGATCCTCGATCTCCCCTGTAATCCAATGGATCATATCCGGATAAAAATCTATATCTCTCGGATCATCTTCGTGTCCTACCGTGTCCGCCCATGGAGGACGCTCTGGAAACTCTTCATTTCTGGATTCCACAAAAAACGCCCTGCATGCTTCCGATCTCTTCGGGTGATATGTCATCACCGTTCTGTAAAAGTGCCATTTGTAATGTCCATCCCTGAAAAGATTCTGAGCGATAATTACAACGCTTCCCTCTGTGTATTCCATGTTTTTCAGTTTCAGGCGATCGATGCGCTCATATTTATCATCCAGCCTGGCCTTGATCGCATCCGTCTCCCGTTTTTCGCGTTCCAGCTCGTATCGATCCAGATCCGCCAGTGCGGCATCCATGGCCATCTGCTTCAACTTCATTTTTTCTCTTCCTCCACGGCATCGTAAGCCATCTTGATAACACCTGTGATTTTGTAGCAATAGTCCCGTATCCACGGTTCTTCTTTCTGGAAGTTATGCGGATATCCAATATCAAGCAATGAAAAGACAATATCCTTATACCCTTCAAGCTCATGTATCAGTTCAATGGCATCCTTCGCCGCCTGATTCATTTCCGCAAGTTCCTGCTGATTCTCGCTGAATTTTTTGTAAAGATTGTGGCAATGTCTGAGTGTAGCGTTCAGTCCTGCCGTCGTCTTTTTGAGTTCAGTCATCCTGTTCCACCTCATCCTCATAAAAGCTGACTTCCAGATACATCCGCTTTTTCTTATGGTTCGTAACACTTCCGCTTAATCTCGCATTACCGCTGATGATATCCTTTATAATCTCGGTAAGTAACGCATCTCCAAGCCTATGCGGATATGGCTTTTCTTCCTGCTCCTTAACAAAATTCAGAAGGTCTTTCTGCAATTCCATATCAATCTGTTCAAGCAGACCCATAATTTCATCTTCCTTCTATCTGTACCCCGGCGCCCTGGTTCTTGGCTTCCGGTTTCTGAATTGTCCTCCCTCCGGGCAGGTGGCAAAGTGGCTCACATAGCATTCCACCACATTGGCGTCCGGATCATCGTCCCATGCGTCGCCGATCCTCCGCCCCGTCACCAGGCTGCCGTCCGGCATCACGTAGCTGTCTCCGCCGGTCTCCGGCAGCACCCATACTGGTTCCGGGTCTGCCGGCATTTTCTTTCCCATGCTGGTGCGGATCCAGATCACCTCCGCCCCGCATCCCCTGCACCTTCCTTCTCTCATTCCTCCGTCTCCTCTTTCTCGATGCTGATAAACATGCTCCCGTCATCGTTGATCGTCAGCGAAAAGCCCGAAAACTCCGCATTGTCCGGTATCGTCTTCATCAAAAACAGAATCAGTTTCTCTTTTGCGCTCATTTCGTCACCTTCTCCCACTGCAGCGCCTGCCCGCATTTCCTGCAAAAGCTGTCCTTCTGTTCCACCTCTCCCCGGCATCCCGGGCAGTCAAACCACCACACGTTCCCGCTGCCTTCCAGCTCCGGCTCCCGCGGCGTGCTCCGCTTGAGCATCTTCACCGCGTTCTTCATTTCCTCCGCCAGCTCAAAATCCGCAAAGCTCTTTTCCGGTTTCTTTCCCCGCTGGTTCGTCGCGCTCTCCATCAGCCGCGCCGCTGCCCTGTCCAGCATCCCGATCGCATGGTCAAACCCCTTCACGTCCATTTGCTCCACTCCCTTCCTTATTCCACGGCCCGGCCTTCCTGCATCAATCGCACCACGCCTCCGTATTTCCGTGCCGCCCTGCAGGCCGCGTCATGCGTCGTAAACACCCGCGCCGTCTGAATCTCCCGGCTCCAAAATGCCCCGCTCGCGTCAGGTCTCGCGCTCTTGCATCCCTTCCGGGCCAGATATCGGTCTCCCCGCTTCACTATCAGGCCGTTCATCATCTCAGCGCACCTCCGCCAGCTGCCGTTCTCCCCTGTATGCTTCCGGCTCGTCTTCCATCAGCTCGTCCATGGTCACCTGCCCGTTTATCAGCTTCCACCCTTCCGCGTTCTCCATCAGCTTGCTGTTCTCCGCGATCGTCGCGTCCACGCTTTCCTTCATCGGCACATTAAACCCGGCTTTATACTTAAACAGCGGCATTCTTTGCAGCTCTCCGCTTTCCTGGTTCATCGCCGTCATAATTTCAAAGCTGATCTTCAGCGTCGCGCTGCCCTCATCGCTCCCGGTTCCGATGGCCTTCGTCACCGCCGCCCGCAGGCATGTATCAAATGCGTCCTTTGCGCCCTTCATCATCACGTGATCGATGGATATATCAAACCTGTCCCGTTTCATTTTTTCCCATCCTCCTCTCTGGCTCTCAGCATCACCGCTGTGTCTTCCACTCTGTATTCCCCGGCTTCCTCGTGCGCTTTCCCGGCCCTCCGCCGGCACTCGTGATTCTCCGTCAGTATCATGCCGTAAATCCTGCAGTACACGCTCCCCGGCGCGTATCTCCGCCCCTCCGGGCACCGCCTGCAGGTCATGTTCCCACCCCGCAGGTTTTCCGGTGCTGCCGGTATGCCGGTTCTGCTCCGATCGTCCCTGTTTCCGCTACCACGGCCTTCACCTTGCTGCCGTCAATCCGCACGTAATCCTCCCCGTGCGCATCCGCCACCACCCACACCGCGTCCGCGTCCACAATGCTTTTCCGAAAAGCGCCCCAGGTGATCTCCGCCACCGGTTTTCCGCATTTCCGGCATATGCTCACTCCGTTTTTCATTTCTTGTTCCTCCTCCGCGCCGGCTGGTTCACGTAGCCCTGTTTCCATTTGCGGATGATTTTGATGCTCTCCACAAACGGTGCCGGCTGATCCACCCGCAGGTCGTATATCGCTGTCGATCCGTCGCTGAAGCTCACCCGGATCTGATCCGGAATCCTGCTGCTCTCCCGCTCGTATTTCGGCAGCGGCTTGCCCAGCATCGCCGGTCTTTCCCGTTTCTTCTGCTTTGCCTTCTCAGGCTCCCACATTGTTCTCTTCGGCCCGATCAAAATGCATTCATTACACGGCTTTTCATCTATATCCAAATCTCCGTATCTGCAGTTGTTGCAGTTCCCTGTTTCCTGTTTCTCCTCCGCCGGCTCCCAATTGAGCAGGTTCCCTTTGGAGCAATCCAGGCATCTTTTCTCGCTCTTTTTGTCATTCCTGTATTTGCACGTCTCGCAATAATTGATCATCTTTTCTCCTCCTGTCCGCTCTCTCATTTTTCGCATGCTTCCAGATAATCGCTCATAATGTATCCCCGGTTCGTCAGCGCCCAGCCTCCGCCCATGGCGTACACCTTCACCCGGCTGCCGCGCTTTACCCAGCCCTGCCGCGGCCCCCATGCCCATTTCCGGCAGGCCACCCGGCCCCTGGCTGTCACCTGATAAAGCTCCCCGTCCATCTGAACAGGCATCTCATCCACAATGTACCCGCCGTATATCCACCCTTCCGTCTCCTCCATGCTCAGGCCGATCACGTGCACCCATTTCCCGCGGATCCATCCGTCGGTAATCACCCGGTCTCCGCTTTCCAGGTATCCCAGCTTCTCGTACCGCTTCCCCGGCCCCGTGCGCACGTGCAGAAAATCTCCGGCCTTCAGCATCACAAACGCCTCCGCCGGCTGTTCCGTTTTCTCCGCCATGGCCCGCCCGGCCAGAAACGCTCCGGCCAGCAGCACCGCCATCGCAATCAGCACCGCCGCGGCCCGCCGGCCCTTCCTCTCCATCTCCGGCCCCCGTCCCCGCAGGCCGTACCCGCAGACCATCCCTGTACTTTCATCCACTTTTGTGATATACTCATTTCGTTGGATCATTTTGTATCCATCCCTTTCTCCCGGCAGGTTCCCGCAAAGATCCCTGCCGGGTCTCTTTTTTTGTCTTTTATGCCCATATGCTTTTCCGCGCCTTCCCGGCCACCGGGTTAAACAGCCAAAGCTCCCCGCCGGTTTTCCCGGCCACCAGCTCCGCGTTTTCCCGGCTCCGCGTTCTCCATGCGTCCCATGGACTCAAACTCCACCGCAGTTCTGTGCTGTAGATAATTCTGCCCATCAGGTATTCGTTTCCGCGCCTGATCACCAGCGCCGTCTTCTCCCTGATGTCCACGCTTCCCACTCCTCTCCGCCTTCCACTCCTGGTATGCTCTTTCGTTATCCGGATCCCTGTAAAACTCCCGGCACCGTTCCAGCAGCGCCGCAGCCGTCATCCTGTATTTCGGTTCCGTCTTCACCGCTCTTGCCGTAATTTCCAGCGTTTTCATCCCGCCGCCACCTTCTCTTTCAGGTTCGCCAGCTCCACCTTCATCTTCACGGCCTTGTCCCATACATCGTCCAGCAGCTCGCTCAGCTCGTACTGCTCTTCCATGGTGGTCTGCTTCGTGTTGTAGAGGAATTCAAACACCGCCCGCATGTAGTCCATGCGCTTCTCGATCTCCGCCTGCGGCTCTCCATCCTGGATGTCGCATACCAGATAGAGAAACTGTCCGCTGATCTCCTCGTATTCCTCCATGCTCAGGTTGCAGTGCTCCGTGAAGATCTCCCGCAGCTTCCTTCCGGTGTCGTAATGAAACGGAAAAAATTCTTTCATGCTTTCCATGGTATCCACTCCTTCTGAATATTACGTTTCGTGTTATGCTGTCGCAAAAAAAATTGTCTCCACAGGCATGTCGAAATGCTCCGCGATTTTGATTTTGATTTCGTCCCGCGGCACACGCTGTCCACCTTCATACATGCCGATCGCGCTGTTGCTTACCCCGATGCTTTTCGCCACGTCCTCCACTGATTCTCCCCTTTCCATTCTCATTGTTCTCAGCCTGGTTCCGATTTTTACACTGTCGATTTTCTCGTATGCCATTGTTTCCGTCCCTCCTTTGTATCACGTACTGTGGTAATAATAACAAAACGTGATTTCGTTTGTCAACACATTTCGTAATATTTTATTCAGTACAGTTCGTAATTATTTAATTGCGCCTTTTCACATTTCGTGATATTATAATGTCACCCTATATAAAGGAGTTTGTCTTATGGCCAGCTCAAAATTTATCGGCCAGCGCATCCGAACCATGCGCCTCAGTCGTGGAATGACCCAGGCCGATCTTGCCAAAGCCATCAATCAATCTCAGTCTTCCATCACCATGTACGAAACCGGAAAGCGTGAACCCGATTTTGAAACGCTGGAGGCTCTCGCTGATGTCTTCAATGTCCCTCTTGTTTCCTTTGTGGATGGTGGTGGTGTGGTTTCTGTCAGCCATCCATCTGAAGAGCCAAAGAACGAAGATATCCGCCTTCTGATCCGCGGCCTGAACCGGCTCTCTCCCGCGCAGGTTGAACAGGCAAAAAACATGATGCGCGTCATGTTTTCTGAATATTCCGATTTATTTGAAAGCAGAAAGGAAGATGATGAATGACCCCAGATTATCAAACCGCCGCCATCAAAGCCGCCGAAACCCTGATCCGTCACAATATCAGAACGGCTCCGGTTCTTTCGCTGCCGATGCTGAAAAACACCCCCGGCGTCCTCGTCTTTTCGTTTGAGGCGCTTGCCCATCAGGTGGAAAAAGACCGCCGCTGTGTCATCGATACCTTTGGAGACCGGAATCAGGATGCCTTCACCACCGTGCTCATGCGCGACGGCCCTCCGCAGTATATCGTAACGTATAACCAGCTGCTCCCCCATGTGCTTATCCAGCGTGCGCTGGCCCGCGAGCTTGGTCATATCGTGCTCGGCCATGACGGCAACTGCCCGGAGTCCGTTGCTACAGACGAAGCCAAATGCTTTGCTCAGCATTTGCTGGTTCCCCGTCCTCTGATCTATGCCATCCAGGCTGCCGGCATCCGTCTCACGGTGGACGTGCTGAAGAACCTCACCGGCTGCAGCGATCGCTGCATCGCCTGCATGCGCCGTCTGCCCGGTGTCTCTGTTCCTGCGGCTCTGAACCGCGCTATCCGCGATCAGTTTATGCCCTATTTTTTAAACTTTTTCGAGTACCAGCGGAATGCTTCTTTCCGCGATCCTTCCGCCCTGGCGGATCTCGGTTCCTTCATGGACGGTTATGAAGAATAAGGAGGCCACACCATGAACACACGTAAAATTCTGACCAACGGTCTTCTGATCGGCATCATCATTGTCATCATCGCCTGCGTGCCGGATGGTTTTGAGCGTGTCGCGTCCTGGTTCTTTCCGCCCCGGCTCTACATTGCCATCGCTGCTGTCATCATCGTGATCCTTTTGAAGATCCTTTTTGAGCTTCGCAATCGTAATAACGGGAATGGTGATGGTCAGTGAAAAAGCCCGTCTCCCCTTCCTGCTCTCCCCGCACGGCTGTCGCTTATGCCCGCTATTCCTCCGCCGGCCAGCGCGATGTCTCGATCGAGCAGCAGCTTGCGGATATCCGGCTCTTTGCCCTGCGCGAAGGCTACACCATCGTGCACGAATATGCGGATCATGCACGTTCCGGCTTTAAAAACTCCTCCGCCCGCACCGCATTCCAGACCATGCTCTCCGCCGCGGAGAAGGGAAACTTTGACACCGTCATCAGCTGGAAGGTTGACCGCTTCGGTCGCAATCGCGAGGAGTCCGCCATCTACAAAGGCAAGCTCCGAAAGTTCGGCGTCAAAGTGCTTTATGCCATGGAGCCGATCCCGGAAGGCTCCGCCGGCGTTCTGCTTGAGGGAATGCTGGAGGCCACCGCGGAGTGGTATTCCCGCCAGCTGTCCGAAAACGTCACCCGCGGTATGACGGATAATGCCCACCGCTGCCTGTACAACGGCACAAAGATCCTTGGCTATTTCCGCGGCGCTGACGGTCGTTATGCCCTTCAGCCGGAGGAGGCCGCCGTTGTCCGCAATATCTTTGATCTGTATATCTCCGGTTTCTCCGCTGCCAGAATTGCCCGGCAGCTCAACAGCCAGGGAGTCAAAACGGCCCGCGGCTTCCCGTTCGCTCCGGAAGGGATCCTCCGCATCATCTCAAACGAGCGTTATACCGGCGTTTATATCTGGGGAGACATCCGCGTTCCGGACGGAATGCCCGCCATTATCGATCTGAAAACTTTTGAGGAGGCGCAGTGCATGAAAAAGAAAACGGCCCGCCATGTGGAGCAGGGCGCTGTTGATTACCTGCTCACCGGCAAAGCCTTTTGCGGTCATTGCGGTGCTGCTGTCATCGGCGATTCCGGCACTTCAAAAGACGGAACCCGCCATTATTATTATACTTGTCAGGCCCGCAAGGCCCGGAAGGGCTGCCGTAAAAAAACGCTTACAAAGGATTATCTGGAGTCCCGCGTGGTCGATTTTGTTCTGGATGTTGTCCTCTCCGATGAGCAGATCGAAAAAACCGCTTCCGCCATTCTGGCCCTGCAGGCAGAGGAGCTGAAGTCTTCCCCGCTTGCCGCCATGGAAGCGGAATATTCCGAAACCCTGAAAAAGATTGCTAACATCAATAACGCCATCGCCGCCGGCATCTGGAATTCTTCCACCTCCGCCATGCTGAAAACTCTGGAGGATTCCGCGGAGCAGCTCCGCCAGTCTGTCGAGATGTTGCGTTATTCTCAGACTCAACTGCTGGATCACGACCGCGTCATCTTCTTCCTTCACCGGTTTACAAAAGGCGACCGGAACGATCCGCTCCTCCGCCGCCATATCATCGATACCTTTATCAATGCTGTTTATGTCTTTGACGATCATCTGGATATCGTCACCAATAATTGCGAAGGGAACCAGCGCTTCCCGCTGGAATCTCTCCCCGATCCCTCCGACGAATGTTCGGATTGTGATTCGTCTGGTGTACCAACCGTGTTACATCCGAACACGCAGGTCACAATCTTCCGGGTTGCGATCTGAGCCGGATGAAAAAAGGCCACCGTCAGGTGGCTTTTTCTTTTTCCTTTTCCATGTCCTCCCGGATCAGCCGCTTTATGTACCCCTGTATGTTTTCCTGCTCCTCTATCCATTCCAGCAGCTCCGGCTCCGTCTTCCGGTTGATCTTCAGCCGGATCTGCCGGATGTTTTCTTTTTCATACTGGTTCAAATATTCCATGTTTGCCATCAGCAGCACCTCCGCCGTAATTCTATCGTTTTGGGTTCCCTATGTCAAACGCTCTTTTTCCCGTCTTCCGATCCGTTCCAGTATTTATCTCCCAGGCTGGCCATCTTCTCTCCGTCTTTCAGCCCCAGCCTGTATGCGTCTTCCAGCATCACCTGAATGCTGGCGATCTCGATTTCCGGGAAGTCCTCCCGGTCGTTGTGCCTCATGTCAATTCCTCCGCGCTCGCTCAGCGTCCAGCTTGCGATCATGGCGATCTTTTCCAGCTCCGCCAGTTTCTTTGCCGTCAAGCTCGTGTAATACTTCTTCATTTTCTTCCCCTCCTCTTATCGGCTCTGGATGATTGTAATCTGGTATTCGGTTCCGTCCGGCAGGCTGATCACCAGGCCCTTGTCGCTGGTCATCACCCCTGCTTCTTCGTATGTCTGCACCCGCAGGTTCTCCCAGCAGATTTCCTCCGGGTCGTACTCCCCTTCGATCAGTGCCTTCAGCCCATTCTGCATGGTTTCGTCTGTAAATCCGTTCATCGTCTTTCCCTCCTCACTTTCTCTCGGGCTTGCCGTTCCTGTAGTAGGTCAGCCCGAATTCTTCGCTCTCGATGATCAGCGTTTCTTCGTCGCTGATCCCCGTCTGTCCCTTCAGCCAAGCCAGCGCCTTCCTGTAGGCTTCTCCGCCGATCAGCTCTCTCAGCTCCGTGATCGTGTAGGTCGTTGTCTTTTTCATCCTTCTTCCCTCCTGTCCTTATTTCCCGTAATTTATGATCTCCGCCAGTTTTCCGTTTTTATACTGCAGGTTTACCAGGAATCCGTTTACTTTGTAAAAGTTGTTTTCCCATTCCCCGTTCTGGCTCTTTGTCTTGTTGATCAGCTGTCCTTCTTTCCGGATCCTTGCTGCTTTTTCGTTTTTGCTTTCCTTCATCGTCTTTCCCTCCGTTCGTTTCCGTTCCCTTATCGGGTACCCTAATTATATACTAATAGGGTACCCAAGTCAACCCCTAAAACCTCAAAAACCCCATATTTTTCAACATTTCCAGCCATTCCGGCAAAAGAAAAACCCGCCTTTTCAGGCGGGAAAGGTTCCCCTTTTTTACCGCTGATTGTCCATCTTGTCCATCAGCTTTTTGATTTCCATCCTGGTCATTTCGTCCGGCGCTTCGTCCATCATCTGGCGCAGCTGCTCGGCCATATCCCCGGCCCGGCTGTAGCCGTCCCTGTAGCTGTTCCGGTTTTCGCGGCTGTATCTGTTTCGGCTGTAACCGCCGTAGTTCCCGCCACCGGCCCGACTGTATTCACGGCTCTCGCGGTTTTCCCGTCCGTCATATCCGTATCTGATGCCCGGATTCCACATCGGCGCATATCGTTCGCTGTATCCGCCGTCTTCTTCCGCTTCCAGCATGGCGCAGGTCGTTACCAGGCTTTTCAGGCTGTGGCTGAGTTCATCGATCATCTCGATATCGTCGTTCTCGATGTCTCCGCCGTTCGCCTTGATCTTTTTGTTCGCCTGAGCGATTTTGTGCCCGACCGTCTCTTTCAGGTCGTACACTTCTTTGAGCAGATCCATGTTCTTCCTCCTTACTGTCTGACCCCGGCGAAGTCAAAAACGATATTTGCGTTTTGCACCTGTATCGCCTGTGTGCTCACGTTCCGGATGCTCACGCCGGAGCACCTGCAGATGCATGGCACCGCCACGATAACATCCGCGCCCACGTTTCCCAGCTCCTCCGCCGCCGCCGGTGTGAAGGTCATGATGCTGGATGGATCCACTTCCCCATCAATCACCACGGCCAGGCTGATCGGCTCCACCGTGCCTTCCGCCGGTATCTGGATGTTCGCGTGAAACGTCACCTGATAGTTTGCTGTCGGAAAGTCTCCGCAGCAGCACCTCCGCCTGCAGCAGTTTCCCATCGCCACCGGCGAGGCGAGGCGAAACGCCCCGCTTTCATCCCGGTGATAGATGAGTCCCCTGTTGCACGGCACCGGGCTTTCGGTAAAGATTACGCTGCCGCCGGCGGCGACCGTCTGGATGGCATTCGCGCTGTATTCAGCTGGCATTTGTCATCCTCCTCCCGTCAGGCCGCAAAGCCGTTTCCGCAGCCGCACCCGCAGCTGTTCTGCTGGCAGGTGAAAATCGGAGTCCTGCCGTACACAGGCGTGCTGGGCACCGGGCAGTTGTTCAGCCTGTTGTAAAGCGCATCCACCTCATCGGAGAAGCCCTGCTGAATAAACGCGTTCTGCGCCGTCTGGCTTTCCCGCAGCGTTGCCATGTTCAGCTGGCTCCGCAGCTGATCATTTTCCCGCTTGTAGCCGTCCAGTTCCAGGGCGCACAGCTTGTCCATGATCGTCTGGATTCCGCGGGTCTGGCTGTCGATGATATCCCTGGTGTTGTTTGCGCTTGCGCTTCTGGTCGCGCATTCCTCCGTAGCGATCGTATACTTCAGATCCGCGCTGGCCATCCGGTTGTCGCAGCAGCACTGTGCCAGCTGTCCGCCCAGCTGATTGAATCCCTGCGCCTGTGCGGTCTGAGCAGCAAATGCCTGCTGCATGTTCGCCATCTGTCTTCCGTTCGCCGCGATCTCCGCGCCTGCAAAGCCGTTATTGATCGCCGCGGTGATGCCGTTGCCGGTCTGGCAGATGTTCTGGTTGATGCCCGCAATGCCCAGCTGCACATCACCGAAGCCGCTGGTCACGCTGTTCTGCAGATTTCCGATTGTGCTTTGCAGCTGCTGATCCCGGAAGCCGTCGTTGATGTGCTCCGAGTTGTTCAGCCACGGATACAGATAATCCAGGCCAAAGCCTCCGCCCAGGCCGCCCATCATCATGGGCCACATCATGTTTCCGCCCATGCCGCCGAAGCCGCCCCACATGCCGTTGCCGCAAAGCAGCAGCAGAAGGATAATCCACCATCCGTCTCCGCCCAGGTTGCCGAAGCCGTTACCGCCTCCGCCGTACGCCGCGGGAGCCACCGGCATGAAAAAACCGTTGCCGCCGTTCCCTTCGTTCAGAATACCCATTGTTCTTTTCCTCCGTTGCTTGTTATATTTCATCTCCGCCCCGTGCACTGAGCGCCGATGTCTTCTATTTTCCTCCGCCCATCCTGGCAATCATCGGGCTGATCATCTTCATCATCGGCCCGCCGATCTGCCCCGTCCGGATCATGTGCATCACGGCCTTTTTCGGATCGTTCGCCGCTTCCTCCGGCACCTTGTACCCCGCCGCCCGGATCATCTCCGCAGGGTTCCCCTGCAGCTGCTTCATGGCCTCCTCAAACGTGACCCCACTCCGGTCTCCGTTTCCGCTGTTTTTCTTTCCCAGGCTGTCAAAAAAGCTCATCCCCGTTTTCCTCCCGTTGCGCTCCGTGTCCGCTGCACTGTCCGCTGCACTGTCCGCGGTTCCGGTTCTTCATATTCCGGTTCTTCTTCCTCCGGCTCCACCACCCGCAGCGCCGGCCTCACCCTCTCCGGCGGCCTCTGTTCCTCCGCCGCCATGCGGATCATCTCCGCCAGCCGCTTCTCAAACTCCGCCCGCGTCACGTATTCCGGCTCCGGCGCCTTCTGCTTTTTCGGCTGCTTCCTGTAGATTTCCAGCGTGCTTTCCCCGTTCGCCAGCATGCTTTTCACGCCGATCACCGTCTCATCTCTGGTAATCATCATCTGGCTGGTTCCCGCGTCCACCGGCTGCTTTTCCATCGCTTCCTCATCCGCCACCTGCAGAATGTCCGCGTGCACCGTCGGCAGCGTCATCTGCGGGCTTGCCGCCGCTGCTCCCGGCTGCGGCCCCGGCTGCATCATCTGCGGCTGCTGGTATTGCGGCCAGTATCCTCCGTTCTGGTATCCGTTCATTCCCGGCGCGTATGTCGCCGGATAATTTCCGATGTATGCATTCCGTCCTGTGATTCCCGCCATGGTTCATCCCTCCTCAGCTGATCTTCCAGAAGTATGCCGGCACGGTCTCCCCGCTGTTCCAGCTGTCATACCAGTCCCCGCCGATCACGGCCACCGCATGATCTCCCGTGCCGATCACGTACACGCCTTCCGGATATCTTTCCGCAAAGGCCCGCACCGTCAGGCATTCCGGGCAGCTCTCCGGCAGCAGAAACTGCTTTCCGCCTTTTTCTTTCAGGTACAATCCCCACACCATGTTGCTGTTCGGCAGGTCTCCCTCCGTTTCGCCCATCCGGCAAAGATCCCGGTATGTCTCACGCCAGCTCTGGTTCGTCGCTATTGCGATGGCCCGTATCACGCAGTCCCCTGTTTCCCGTCCCAGAGGGTTCGGGTTGCACCTCACCCACATGCTTCTTTCCTCCGCTTTTTTCTGCTTTCATTTTGCAATAAAAAAAGCCGACCGCGAGTTCGCGATCGGCTCATGTTCGTGGTTTATTCAGTTCATTTTCGGTTCGCTTTCGGGTCGCTCTCCGGCAGATACCGGTAGATGTAGCTGTTCCGGTTGATGGCCCGCTTCACGGTGGATACGTCCACCTCGCATTCCTCCGCGATCCTTTCCAGGCTTCCCGGATGGTTTGTCAGGTAGATGGTCATAATCTCCCGGTCTTTCCGCCTGTGTACGTATTCCTCCAATACTTCAAGGATCCGCGTTTTGCTGTCCATCTGCCACCTCCGCGGTGCTGGATCTGTATATCTCCTTAATCGTTTCCTGCCACATCTCCTCCCGCTTCGTCTGGTTCGTCGCAAAGATAAACACCACAATAATCATCGTTACGCAAACAGCAATCAGGCTGATCATGCTCCGCCGGTTGACCCAGTTATAATGCATCATCGTGTTCTGGTGGTCAAAAAACGGTATGCATTTTTCCTGCTCGCTGCAGTTGCCGCAGTTCCTCTTTTCTTCCATGGTTTTCCACTCCTTTGTGCCGGTTCGGTTATTCTTCTTTGGGTTCCGGCTTTTCCTCCGGTACCTCTCCCTTTTTCCGCATTATTTCCAGCGCCTGCATCAGCACCTTCGGGATCGGGATCCCCATCGCCGCCGCGTTCTCGAGTATGGAGAACCCCTCGCTTGCAATAAACCACAGGCACGTTGCCCCGGCTACCGCTTCAAACTGCACCCCGGTTCCCATTGTCACGGCCTTGTCCAGCAGTGCGGCCAGCAGCACCACCAGCAGAATCAGCGCCTTTTTGAGCAAGCCCCGGAAGGCCATCTTGCTGCTGACTCCTCCGTTTTCGGTGTTCGGGCTTTTGCCCATCAGGCCGCAGATGATCCCGGTGATGTAGTCGATGCTCATCACCGCAATCAGCACCCAGATAATCGGCGGCAGTCCGCAGAAAAAACTCGCGATCGCCCCGCCGATCGCCGCCAGCACCTCAGTGATTGTCTTTGCCTTTTCCATGGTTTTCTGTCCTTTCCTTTTTTCGCCCCGCGTAGCACGGGCACCACACACAGAGGGTTTTCAGTTTCCGCCCTCCGGCTCCCAGGCACATTTCCGCCCGGTTTTCCTCAAAGTTCAAACACCAGCGGATCTCCGTCATTTTCCGTCCATGCTAACCCTCCGCCCTCATGGTCGCTCCGGCATACTGGTTCACCAGCGCCTGGGCCTGCGGCTGCTGCAGGTGCGGTATGCTCACCGTGTACAGCGTCCGGCTGGTATCCTTTTCCAGCGCCTCCCACGTTTTCGCCCCGCACACGCCGTCCGCCGTCAGTCCGTTGTCCTGCTGAAACTGTTTCACGGCTTTCACCGTCTCCGCGCCGTAGTCTCCGTCCGCGCCGTATTTCGGCAGCTCGTATCCCCGCTGCAAAAGCTCCGTCTGCAGCAGTTTCACATATTCGCCGCGGCTTCCCTTCCGCAGCGTCGGTTTGATCACCTTGTCCGGATCAAAGTCCTCCGCCGTTCCCTTCGGGATCGCCCAGTGTGTCCACTTCTGCTTCATTTGCTCAAAATACTGCACGCCCACGGAGCACTCGCAGGTCGCTCCGTTAAATCCGAACCCGGTGTGGGCCATCTTGCTGCTGTCCTTTTTGTCCCGGTAAAACAGGCACACCAGCTGGTCTTTCGGGATGCCGTCCGCCACCAGCCCCTGCGCCAGCCACAGCTTTTTCTTGTTCCACTGACTGGTGGCTCCGGCGGCCCGGATGTCCACGCCAAACTGCAAAAGGCACCATTCGGTAAATCCCTGGCAGTCAAACTTGCGCACCGTCACGCCGTCCTTCACGGTCAGCTGTCCTTCCGCGCCGAAAACATACGGCCAGCCCACACAGGCCCGGGCCGTGTTCCATACGGCTTTTTTAATCGGCAGCCGCTCCGCTTTGTATTTTTCAACCAGCGCCGCTACCTCTTCCGCGCTTTTCACGTTTTGCCGCCTCCCTTCTCTTCCGCTCTTTTGCCTCCTCCGCAAGGATCATTGCCTCCTCATCCGGACTGATCGCCGTCCCGACGCTCACCAGTGCAAACAGAATCACCAGGAAGAACATCACCACAAGCGCCACGATCAGCCAGCCATAGATGCCCATATTTTCACCTCTTCACAGATTCTAATTATCCGTTTATGATCCTATCAAGCCCAAGGAATACCATGTGCTGATACAGCATGATGCCGATGGCGTTATGCCCATATGTATTCGGGTGAATGCCATCTGCGAGCAACTGAGGCGGTACAAGCCCTGCATCTATTGCTTCCGTATCTTCCGCTGTCGGTGTAAGTCCGTTGATCCCGAGGCCGTTTTCCACAAGCATTTTCCTTGTGTTAAAGAAATGGCTTCCGAAATTATCCCGCATGGCCTGCTCGTATTCCGGGCTGTTCGCCTTGTATATTCCCATAACAACATAATTTTTGTCCGGGAGTTTTTCCACCATCGCCCGGATGTACGGGATGCTTTCCAGCGGGTTTTCGTCAGACCAGTCATTGGTTCCTGCAAAAATAACAGCCACCTTAAAGCCAAGCCTTGACCCGGGGAAAACAAGCGGTGTATCGCACTGAAGAGTTGTATTGATTCCGGAGATGGTATAATCATCATTCCCGACTCTGCCAAGCTCACCAGACATCCCGTTAAGCTCTATGATCCTTGTGTATGGCGGGCCGTTCCCCACAAGATATCCGCCTACAAGAGGCCGCACCGGGTTCCCATTCTCGTCTTTCAGTTCGTAGTGCGATCCATACACCGCTCCGGCAGGAATATACACCACCGTGCCGCCCTGTCTCGCCGCAATCGTCCATGATGTTTCCCCACCGCAACCTGCGTTTGTGTAGCGATCCGTGCCCAGCAGTTCGCAGCATTTCTGCACAAAGTTTTGATCACCGGAGCCTGCTCCGGCTCCCTGTGTGATACTGTCACCCCAAAAGACAATATCCTGATAGCTGGTATCTTTGAGGCGGTCTGCCTCCGCAGCCTTTTCGCTGTGCGCTGAATTGATGGCGAATACTTCCACAGGCGTATCAAAGGAGTTATTTGCCTGTCGGGATACATAGAAGTCGAAATCATACACTCCGGCCCGCAGGAACCGGAGCAATACGTAGCGCATTCCCGATGCCTGTTCGGATGTAATGTCGAGCCATGTGATACCTTTTTCCAGTGTCATCTCGGCAATGATATTTGCGTTCGATCCCCAATAGTTGTTTGCGTATGCCGTATAGACTCTGAGGCTGGGGATTTCCTCGCTGTTCGCCTTGAAGGCCAGACGGAATGCCGTTGCGGAAATCGGGAATGCAACGGTATATTCTCCCTCTGTCGAAGCCACCACGCAGTGAACAGATCCCCTGTTTTTCTGGTATGTAATGCTTCCAAGGCCATAGGTTCCTTCCGGCGTTGGCATGTCCTTTGCGGGTGTGGTTCCGATGATATCCGTGTAGTGGTCGGCGTTGATTCTGTTCACGCAATTTACGTGAAACTTAAAACTTCCGGCCTTCGCCACGGCTCCCGTCGGCACATATACCGAAACGCTTGTCACATCACTGTCTGCTCTGAAGAGCTGCCCCCTGTTCAGAATGAAAATGCTTCCCTTCTGAACACCGCCAAGATACACAATGCACGTAGTATCGTTTGTGATCATCCCTTCCGTGATGTTCTCGATATAGATTTCAACGAGATCACCATTGTGGACAAAAATGTCCTTCGCAACAACCGAACCAACAAATGCGTTGTCATATGTAAATGTTTTTTCGTATTTTCCGGTCTTATCGTAATTGTTCAATGCTATCTTCAGGTCAGTAAATTCAGCCTCTCTCGCTGTTGCTTCTTCCGTGTCCGCTGCCGCTCTTGCTGTCGCTTCATCCGTGATAGCCGTCTGTCTTGCTGTCGCTTCCGCCGTGATAGCCGTCTGTCTTGCTGTCGCTTCCGCCGTGTCCGCTGCCGCTCTGGCTGTCGCTTCTTCCGTGATGGCTGTTCTGGCTTCCTTATCCATCACATTAAATGTTCCGCTTCCGGAATTGCTCATCTGTGTTACATAATTCGTCGGCATTTGTATTCCCTCCGTTTCAATCTGCGTGTAATACAAGGGTGTATTCGTTGTCCTGAGTGTTTACAAATTCGCATTTTGTGGATACATTCATCTGATACTCGTTCCCTGAAATCTGCACAAACTCAATCGATACCATCCCGATATTGTCCCGGGCCTGCGTTCTTTGCGCTGATGTCAGTTCCTGCTCAATGTCATACCGGATGCTTCCTTGGATAACCGCTTCTGCTTCTTCTATCAGTTCAAGCAGATCGTTAATATCCGGAATGACTTCCCCCGGGTCAATCACTGTGTCGGTTGTAGTATTTGCCACAATGCCGTCAACAATCCGCACGGTGCTTGTTATATCTCCTCCGGCGAGCTTGATTGCAAGGCTAAACTGTCCTTCGGTTGCGTAACACGTTTGCGGCAGCGTAACATACGCCGTGTTATCGCTCACCGTACCGGGGATGATTACGGTTTCGCCTGTTGCTTTGATGAAATACCCGGTGCACACCGCAGCGCCAAGGTTCTCAGATGCTCCGTTCCTGAACGCTCTTATCCCGAACCTGTTAGCGTTTTTATCTGCTTCTCCGATTGAATGATTCATAAAACTTCTATGTATGGTTCCGCTTCCCAGCTCAATGTCCACAAGATCCTCAAGATATATTGCCATTGTCTGATTCCCTCCTTTCCGTTACATTTCTCTGATTGCCACGGCCTCGATAAAGGCTACAAGCGCTGACGATGTAACAATCTTCACCGTATCGCCGTTATCAACAAAAGAAGATATAAAGTTGGAATTATTATTCTGTATGTGCAGATATCCATTGTGGCGCTTGATAAAAAACACCTCCATCGCCAAAATAGAGCTTGAATAGTATTGCGAAACAGCACATACACCTAAAAAGTTTTCGTTGAAAATGTTAATTGTAAATTCTGTTCCGCTCGTTTTCTGATCTTTTGTATATTTGATTCTTGAGCTTAGTATTCTACCCTGATTGGCGCTCAGGGCATCCGTTGCGCTCTGGCTGTTCAGGTTGTCCACCACCGCCGGCGCCGGGTTTGCCGGCATGGTCACGTGCAGATCGTTCCCCTGCACGCTGCCGACCTTGCTGCGGGTTCCCCAGCTCAGTGTCGGATCGCTGTCCACCACGGTGACCGTCGCCGGTCTGCTGGCCTGCGGATCCGCGTATTCCGGGATAATGTCCCGCACCTGGGTCAGGATCTCATCGGATACGCTGTCCTGCAGCTTCTCGCTGCCGATCGACTTACTCTGCACGTTGTAGCCGGTCACGTTGCCCTTCACATAGTCGGTGGTGTTCACCAGCTTCACCGCGGTGATTTTCTTCCGGATCGCGTCCCATTCCCATTCGCTCACATAAAGCGAAACCGTCAGGCCGATCTCCTCATTCTCCACCTTCACGGTGTCGTATAGCAGAATCTGCTCCATTCCCTTCAGCTGCCGGTATTCCTCCGTGTCTCCCAGCTGCTCAAAGTCCACCGTCACCGTCACGGATATCTGATCGGCCTCATCCACCGTGAAGCGCTCCTCCGCCTTTGTCCGCATCTCATCCAGCAGATCGCTCAGCGTCCATGTGCTGTCATCGCCCAGGCCCTTGTCTTTTCCTACCTGCCCCTTTACGGTCAGCCGCTCCATCTTGATCACCGGGTAGTCGCCGATCCGCGGCGAGTCCACCCATTGTTCCGGCAGGTACAGATCTCCGCCTTCTTCGTCCTTTGCTACCGGCACCACCCGCGTCACCAGGTTGCTTGAGTCCTGTGTCCAGTTCACCCCCAGCATGTTCTTCCGGTACTTGATCCGGTATCCTCTGTCCGTCTCCTCTTTCGCCATCACAAACAGATCCCAGTTGTCCCGCCGGAATGCCGCGTTGTATTTCGCCACAATTCCGGTGTCAGGATCCAGCAGTGCGTAGATGCCGTTTTTGCCCTTGATCTCTCCGGTGTAGGTTCCGTTGTCCTCGCTGGTCAGGTTCGTCGCGATGGTTCCGGCGTAGTCCATCATGAATCCCTCAACAATCCGGCCCAGCGCCATCGCCGGCGATGCCTGTGCGATGCTCACGTCTTTAATCAATACTCCGTTCAGGTCGTAGCTCGCGTGTTTCGCGTTCACGGTCACCGTCCGGCTTTTTGTGTCCACCGTCGGCTTTTCAATCCGGAACAGCTGCTCCGTAATAATCCGCGGCTTTGTTTCGCTGGGAGACAGATGCCGGTCAAACACCAGATCCTCCGCCTTGATGTAGCCCTCCACACCGTAGTAGGTGCTCATCTTGTACCATGTACCATCCACATCTTCCACAAAGTACAAATCTGTTCCCGGTGCCAGCGTCACCAGCACCGGAGCGCCGCTTGTGGTGTCGGCGATCGCCTTCCACCAGCTGCTGTTGTACGGCGGCACCTGAGCGTATCCGCTGCCCACATCGTAGTAGGTGCATATGTAGTTTTTGTGTCCTACGTTTGCGCTGCACTTCACCTTGCTTCCTACCTGGTAGTTCCCTCCGGCCACCCATTCCGGGTAGTTGATGGTGGTCGGCTCGATCGGTTCCTCCCGCAGCTCCCCCTGCCCGATGGTTTTATACACATCCGCTTCATACCCGGCAAAGGCGTTTTCGATTTCCTCCCGCGGTATCGGTGCGCGTATCATGGCTCCCGGCACCAGGTGTTTCCATTTCCCCGTCGCGTCCATCGGATGCGTCATCGTCAGGTCGTAGTTTCCGCCGGCAATGTTTTTGATATCGCATTTGGTCGGCTGCAGCACCGCGTCCCCGTTTCCTGTGTAGTTTTCGTTCCCGATGTCATACACGCAGATCAAACGTACCGCTCCCTTTTCTCAATCTCCACGCTGGCCCAGTTGCTCCCGGTCACTGTGTTTGCTCCCTCAAGCAGCACCGGCCATTCTCCCGTGCTGTTTTTTGTCAGCAGCTCCGTTTTGTCGCTGTTGAAAACTTCCATGGTCTTGCTGTCTAACCAGATCACGTCCCCGCCGCTCAGGCTGGTCACCGCTATTGTGTTCCCTCCCGCCGTCAGGCTGATGCTTGTTTTTCCGCTGGCCACCGTCACCTTCCACATCGGTTTGCAGGTCACGTCTCCGTTGTTCCGCACGCTTCCGGCGGCTGTCAGCGTCACTTTTTCCTCCCGCAGCAGTTCTTTGAACGGCTGACAGTAAAACTGAACCTCACCGGCCCAGTGATCCATGTTCCGGCTCACCCGGTTCAGGGTAATCGCGCCAATTACCCGCGCTTTTTGCTTCCTGTCCGGTTCGCCTGAAAACGTCACATAGCCCGCGCCCCGCAGCCACCTGTAAATACTCCGCACGTTTTGCGCTCCGCGCACGCTGATGCTTGCCGTCTGGATGTAGCTGTTATAAATGTTGTCCCCTTCCGTTTCCGTCAGGTCACCTGCGTCCCCCGGCAGCTCCACATGCTTCACCCGTTCCTCCGCCCGCACAATCGGCGCAGGCCCGCGCATGATCACGCCCTTGCTCCGGCAGTCGATCCCGTTCCAGATAAAGTATGATTGTGCCATGTTTTCAGCTCCCGTATCCGCTCATTGTCCGCCTCTGTGCCGCCGCCATCGCTGCCGCCAGCCCATCCGCGTCCTGTCCGTTGTTCATGTACATGCTTTCCACGTAGAGATTGCTGGAGAAGTTCCTGGTGTTGCTCACTTCCCGCGCAGGCATCACCCGCTCCCCCTTGTGCAGCAGCGCCGGATACCCGTCAAAAGGCACCGACCACAATCCGTTGGCCCGCCCCGGAATGCTCCCCATCGGCATTCCGCCCGGCAGCATCGGGTTAAACTGCACCGCCACCTTCAGCGTCATCTGGTTCAGCGCTCCCTGCAGGATCTCTTCCGCGTTGTCCGGCAGCTCCGGCTCCACTTCCATTTCTTCCTGCTCCCAGGGCCGTTTCGGTTGCGGTGTCCTCGCCTTCCGGATCACCTCGCCCTCCCACCTTGGGATGTCCGCTTTTCCTTCAAACGTAGGCTCCGGAGTCAGCTCGCTGTCCTGTATCACCTTTTTGTACCCCAGCGCTTCCAGGGCTTTGATCATCCCGGCCTCATCGCCGTTCCCGGTGGCCCATTTCGCCACCTGCGTCATGGCGTTTACGTCTCCCAGGATCCGGCCCAGATCCCCGAATATCTCCCCGACATGGCTCAGGCTGTCCTCCCAGCCTTCCGGGTTGTTGTACAGACTTGCCCATCCCGCGCTTGTAAGCTGCCCCGTTTTTGTGTCGAACAGATCATCATTTCCTTGTGGCTTAATTGCGTTTTCTCCCAACACCAACAGCCCGGCCAGCCACGGGGCCGCCGCCAGCACCGCGCTTGCAAACGCTCCACCCCAGCTGGCCCCTGCCGCCGCTCCGGTCGCTGCTGCCGTCCCTGCACCCAGCCCGCTGATGCCGCTGATCAGCTCCGCAATCTTCAGCGCTCCGCCGGTAAGCTTCAGTGCCGCCCAGCCGCCCACAATCGCCTTCATCGCTCCGATCACGGTCTCGCTGTTTTCGCTCAGCCACTGTAATCCTTTTACAATATCATCAAATACTTGCTTGAAACCCTGCACGGTTTTTTCCGGGTCAAATTCTGCTATATCCCCGAACAGCCCCTCCAGCGCCTTGCCCATATCATCCAGGGCCTGCTTTCCTTCCGGCGTTTCCAGATAATCCAGCAGCTTTGTCAGCATCCCGTCGATGGCTTCTGCCGCTTTCGTGAGCACCGGAGTAAACCCGCTGAGCAGTTCCTGTTCCAGCGCCGCAAGGGTTGCTTTCACCTTTGTCAGTTCGTCCGCGTATTCTGCGTTCTTTTTCAGCGCTTCTTCCGAGGCTGTCGCCTGTTTGTCCAGCGCTTCCGTGAATCCGTCCTTTCCCAGATCAAATATCGGTTTCAGCTCCGCGAATCCGCGACCGAAGATGGCGTTTGCATAGGTGTCCGCCAGATCCTGCGTCATTTCGCCGCTTTCCACTTTTTGCCGCAGCGTCTCTCCGATATCCCAGAATACTTCCTCAAAATTCCGCGCCGCGCCCTGCACTACCCCGTTTTTCCCGGCCAGCATCTCGTGCGTGTTGATGCCAAGCAATCCGAGAATGTCCGTCTGATCCTGCGTCGGGTCGTGGATTGCCTTCTGAACCTTCAGCTTTGCCTTTTGCCATTCCTGAACGGAAAGCTCACCGATGGTGTCAAAAACACCTTTATACTGCTGGTATTGTTCCGGCGTCATGTCCAGAATCATGGCCTGCGTCAGGATATTGTCCGCGTTTGCCGCCACGCTGTTCACGCCGGCCAGCAGGTTTTGACCAAGTTCCAGTGCTTTTTTCGCCCCGGCTTCCAGCCCGCTGGTAATGCTCCCGATGGCGCTTTGCACCTGCTGCAGGCTCACCTTCCGGTTCAATCCGCTCAGGCTGTCCGCCAGCTTGTCTGCTTTCCCGCTTGCCTCCGAGCTTTCCGCTCCCAGGTTGTTTATCTCGTTTTGCGTGTCCAGCACAGCGCTCTTTGCGTTCAGCAGCGCCGTTTCCATTTTCTGATAGGATGCGCTCAGCGGATCCACGCCGCTGTCCTTCATCGTTTTCAGCGCCTGCTCCGCGTTTTTCACAGCGGTCTGCTGTGCCTGCAGTTTGCTGTTCAGCTGAGTCGTTTTGGTCTGCATGTACGTTTCAGCGTCTCCGGTCGCCCGGTATTGCTTTTCGTTCAGTTTCAGCGCCGCATCAATGCTTTTCACGCTGGCCTGTGCCTGCGCCATCCCCTGTTTGAATTGCGATACTCCGCTGACCCCCATCTTGACGCTAACGTCCGCCATGCTTATTCACTCCCTTTTAATTCCGTGCTGCTCATCATCATAGGCTCTCCGCCAAATGTAGCAGTCCACAATCATCCCCGGAGACATATCTCCCATTTCCGTATAGGTGAGTCCGGCGACCAGCCCCCAGTGAATCACTCGCCGGTATGTGAATTCACGGGATCTTTTTTTGCTTCTATTTCCTCCAGCACCAGATCCCGTTCCTTATCTTCCGCTTCTTCCTTTGCCGCTTCGCTTTCGCTGTCTTTGCTCAATGCGCCGATCACCGCCAGCTGGTATGCCATCAGCGCATGTGGATCCATGTTTTCCGTCAGCCATTCAAAGGTCAGATCATCCTTTTCTTTCGCGTGCTTCAGCCCGGCATTGCCCAGAATCTGAATCACCTTAATCAGGTTCCGCAGCCGGTTCCGTCCCTTCAGGATCATCTCCCGAACCTCGCCCAGGTTTCCCACTTCTTCCTCAATCTCGATAAACTGATTCATCTTAAACCGCAGCGGTATCTCCCGCTCCCCGATTTTGATTGTAAATCCTTCCATGTTTTCCACTCCTTTTCTGTTTTACCAAAAACCCGAAAAAGGGCACCCTTTCGGGTGCCCGGTTTCCGTTGTCAGGTCACGCCGCCCTGGCTGTTGATCCAGGTGTTCGCCGCGGACTCCGTGTCAAACTCCATCCAGTTGAAGTATTTTGCCTTGCCGCTGGAGTCGATATACACGCCGATGCCGCTTCCCTCCATGGTGGGATGGTTCCATGTGATCTGCCGTTCCTTCGTGCTGGCGTTTTCTCCGCCGTCCGAAAACTGAAGCGCATGGAAAAAGAACGCCTCATACTTCCGCACGCCCTTGAACATCTTCACCCGGATGTAGCTCAGGCCGCCCTCCGGAGGCGCATCGTCCGTCACCTCGTAGTGGGTCACGGTGGTTCCCACGGCCTTCCATCCCAGGCAGGCCGCCCGCGCCGCCGCGCTCACGTCGTTGGTTTCCAGCGTAATGCTGTAGCCGTTCACGCCCTTGTCGTTGTCGATGATCACGTCGTCGCCGTAGTCCGGGTTGTCCGCCGTGTCAAAGCTCACCTGTGCACTTACCGCCGGGCCGATTACAACCGGTGTCCCGTAGGTGATCGGGCTTCCGTCCACCCGCGGCGTGCTGATCGGCCAGAATTTCGGAGTCCTCATTCCGATAAAAGCCATAGTCTTTTCCTCCCGTTATCCTTTGATTATTTCTTCAAACATTGTTTCCGCTTTGGCCACAACGGCAGCCTCCGCCGCTTTGGTGCTTTTGCTTTTCGCCTTTCTGAACACCGGCTGTTTCACCATGAAGCTGGTTCCGCTGTTGATGCTTCTCGCAATCAGCCGCACCGCTTTGGGTGTTCCGGCCACGTCCGCATATCCGGCGCTTCCGCTGATGCCGATCACGGTATCCACCTCGCTGCCGTTCTTCCGGAATCTGGCCACGCCGCTTTTTCCCAGCAGCGCCGCCTTTTCTTCCGGGCTTGGCAGCCTGGTTTCCCCCGGTCTGGCATATTTGAACGGAGCCGTCCGGATGCTGTTTACTGCATCCGTGAATGCGTCCGCCACCACGCCCGCGCCGTCAAAAAGAGCGCCGGATGCCACATCCTGCGCTCTGTCTCCCAGCCGTGTCAGCATCTCGCTGACCTCCGTCAGGCCCTCCGTGTTTATCGTCATGGCCATCCGGATCACCTCGCTTCAATCTGAAACACGTACTCCCGGTGAATCAGCCCGGTCTCCCGTTCATACTGTTCGCTGTTCAGATACCAGCTCGCTTCGCACACCGTTTCCAGCGCCGTTTCCACCGCGGAGGCAATCATCCACTGCTTCCCGTGTGTGTACAAGTCCACGCTGCCCTCCCAGGCCCTGTCCTGTTTCACATCGTCGCCGGTGTCATCCTCCGCCTCAAAATCCAGCTGAACGGTTCCGAAGTTTCCCGCCGGTCTGGTTTTCCATTCGTATTCCGCAAACTGTACGCCCTCGATGGCCTGCAGCTGCCGCACCAGTTCATCAAAGATCACGGATCATCACCGCCTTGTTCCGCATCCTCAATCGTCGCGTCTGCTCCGCTGTTCGCGTTCGCTCCGCTCGTTTCGGATGACTCGTTCGGGTCGCTATCGCCTTCCGGATCGTTTCCGCTTCCCGCGTCCCCCGGTTCGGTCTCTGCCGATTCCCCGGTCTCTGCCGTGTCAGCCGGTGCCGCGTTCCCGCGTACCCTTTCCAGTGTCAGCTCCGCGCCGTATACCTTTTCATCGGTGTAGTCCCGCAGTATCGCGTACCGCTCCCCCTTGTACTCACAAAGGGTCTCCCCTTTGTATTCAAAGTTCTGCGGCAGCTTCAGGCGGATGGTCGGTGCGTGCCCGCTGGCCCGTGCCTGGTATGTTTCATTCATGCTCAGGCTCTTTTCCTCGCAGTAGGTCTTGCGCCGCGTTTCCGTCACCGCGTCCAGCACGCCCCTGGCTTCCGGCTGCTCCGTGATCAGGTAAACAATTCCCACCCGCTTCATGTTCCCGCCTCCCCCGGGCCCGGGTCATCCCAGAAATCCAGCTCCGGCTCCTCCGTCCCGGTCGTCGTTTCCTCCGTCCCGTCCGTCTGCTCCGGCCCCGGTTCCGGTTCCAGAAAATCGGTGTACCCCGTCGCGTTGGCCAGCTGCCGCCTCTGCAGGTCGTAGCTCGCGTCCAGCTTCACCCGTTCTTCCGCGCTCGCGTATTCTCCCCGCGCTCCGCAGTAGGTGATCATGGCTGTCAGCACCAGATCATCCGTGATGGTGCTGTTGTCCGCCGCGGTAATCGCCCCGGTCTCCGGGTCTTCCGTGATCGTCACGTCAATCACGCCTTCAATCTGCACCCCGGCAATTTCCAGGTCTCTTTTCCCGGCTTTCAGCAGCCGCAGGATGTCCGGCGCGTATTCCATGTCCGTCACTCTCAGCGCCAGCATGGCCTCTCTCAGCATGGTTTCCCCTCATTTCCTCAAAAGTAAACCCGGCAGGCGGAGTGGATGCCTGCCGGGCGGCGGTGTATCACAACGTCTTACGACGCGGTGACCGTGATGGAATAGGTCGTATAGACCTCGCCCTCGTAGCCGTTTGTCACCTTAACGGTCAGCGTGTTCTCGCCCTCCGCCCAGGTGATCTCGTACTTGCCGTCTGTCCCGGCGCTGATAGCGGTGTCGCCCAGCTTCACGGTGACGGTGGCGTTCGGATCCTTGGTCGTGACGGCCAGTTTGTCCTTCGCGTTGGTGGTCGCGGCTTCGTAGCTTGTGGTGTCGCTGTCAAATTCCGGATCCAGTTCCAGCTCGCCCAGCGTCATGGCGCTCAGGCTGCTCGGATACAGGTCTTCCAGGATTTCAGCGATAATGTTGGCCTTTGTGGTCTGATGCAAGGTCAGCCCATATTCGGCGGCGAGTTCCTTGAGCTGGGCCAGCGTCAAGGCGGTGAGTTCAGCCTCGGACAGGATGTCATCGTCCGGGTTGTTGTCAGCCGCGCCGCCGATTACTGAAAAGTTACTTTCACAAAGGACAGCGGATTCTCAAGGCCCGCATCAAACAGGCTGTAGCCCGCGATGATGTCCTCGAAGGTCTTGGGATCCATCGCCCGGTTGATGAACAGGCTTTCGAAATCGTTTGCCAGGATCTTCCCGGGTGCGCCGGCATAAATCACCTTGTTGCTCAGGTTGTTGTCTTCCTTCACGGTGTATCCGTAGACAACGCCCTTGGTCACCGGATCAGCCTGGGGAGAAGGAATGAAAGCCTTGTTGCCTGCGCCGTCATTGATGCCCGCCAGAATGTTCCAGATGGTGTATGCGTTCGCGTACAGCACCTTCGCGCCGGTTCCGCGAACCTTCGCCAGCCATGCGCGGATGTTCGCGTCGGTGGCCTCCACGCCGGTGCCGATGTTGGCGGCGGCAATGCCGTAGGTGGCATCCGCCAGCTGCGCGAGAATCCGGGTTTCCTTGGCCACGCCGATCCGCTCTGCAATGTGGCTGACGACCCAGTCTTCAAAGGCGCTGATGCTCTGCCACTTCATCTTGCGGCTGATGACGATGTGCTTTTTGATTTCCACGCCGGAAAGCGGCAGGTAATCAAAGGTGTCCTGTTCGTCGCTGTTCGCTGCGCCTTCGTTCACGGCGGCAGCGTCACCTGCGGCGATGGCAGTGTGGCGCGGAATCTGGAATCCGCTCACCATGGCGCTCTTCGCGGCGTCGTTATACATGGGATGTTCGCTTTCCACCAGCTCGATGATGCGGTTCATGACGGCGGTGGGAACCACGGCTCCGGTGTTGGCGGTGGTGTGGGTATAGGCCCGGCTCTCCGCTTCGGTCAGTTCACCGAACAGGGCCACGCCGTCCCGCACGGCCATTTTCTTCAGCCATGCGTTGCGGTATTCCTGGCTGTCCGCGCCCAGCTCCCGCTGTTCCGCGGCGGGCTGACGGGCCAGAACATTCATGCCCGGAGCGGTTCCGGCTGCGACGGCATCCCGGCGCAGCTGGTCACGTGCGGCAGCGGCGCGGCGTTCCGCCAGTTCCTCATCAATGGCGGTGCGTTCCTCCGCCAGCTGTTCCAGTTCCTCCACGGAGCGGTTTTCCGGATTCTCTCCGATTCCCTTCAGTTCCGCGGCTCTGGCCTGCAGTTCCGCAACGGTCATTTTCTTCAGCTTTTCCTTCATGGTTTTTTACCTCCTCAAAATTTCGAGCGCCTTGTTCCTGCGCTCATCGTTGTGTTTGGCATCCCGGACTTCCTGCAGTTCACGTTTCAGTGCGCTCTCCAGCGGATCTTCTGCGCCCTCCGGCGAGAGATCTTTTCCCGCGGCCTGCAGTTTCGTCTCATCGTATGCCGGGAAGGCGACCGCGCTGACCTCGAAAACCTTTTCGATGTGCACGATCCGGCGCAGCGGGTTGTCGCTGTCCTCGTCTTCCCACATGCTTTTATTCACCGTGAACATGAAGCTCATCCCTGTGATATCGCCCCGTTTCACGGCTGAATACAGTTTTTTCGCGTCCTGGTTGTTCTCCGTGTCCAGATCCACCCGGATCTCGAGTCCATTTTCGACGCGTTTCAGCTGCATGGTGCTGTTTTCGTTGTTGTTCCGGCTCCGTGCCAGCGGCACCATGCTGGTATTGTGCCCGATCAGAAACGGCACGTCCGTCAGGTCGGTGTTTTCGTCCACCGCCCCCGGATCGATGACTTCCCGCCGCCATCCGTACTGGATCACCTGCCCGTAAACGATCGGCAGGCCGATCAGGTGTGTTCCGTGCTGTTCATTTTCTGCCGCCCGAACCTCGAAGGTCATCTGGCGGATTTCCCGTTTATTCGGCATCGTCTTTCCCTCCGCGTCATTCGTTTCTTGCGATCGCCGCATTTGCCCACATGATCGATTCTTCCAGCTTTGTAAATGCAAGGCTTTTTTCTCTGCTTTCCGGACATTTCTGATCAATCAGGATTGCAAACTCTTTTGCCTTTTCCCTGAGTGCCGTATATCTTTCCGGTTGTCCTGCTTTCGGTGCATGATATGTGAAGTTTTTTTCGATGTCCATTTTCATCCCTCTTTTCCGTCTTTTTCGTCCGGCCTTCCCTGGTCGACCATGTAATACTCGCCCCGGATCGGCGCATGCTGTCCTGCCCCGTCCGGAAGCGGAGGATAATTGAACAGATCCCGGATCTCATCAATCAGCAGAGCGCCCCGGTCTCCCAGCTGCTGGCTCATGCTCACCTTGTCCGGCACGCTCATGTACTGCAGCCGGTTCGCCGTCAGCAGCGCCCGGTTCCCGGTAGTCATCTCCCGGTCGGTGTAGATCATTCCGCTCATGCCGTCGCTCATCTTGATGGCGAAAGGCTCCACCTCGCCATCGTAGAAGGTGGACAGTTTCTCCGGTGTCGCGGTGTTCATGATGACCTCTTCAGAAACCCCGAAGTATCGCCACACGTTCCGCTCGATCAGTTCCTGCTGATCCTTGTCCACCAGGTTCTTTGCCGCTTCCAGCTGTTTAACGTTCGTCACGTTGTTGTTGAACAGCAGCAGCCCTCCGCCGCCTTCCTGGAAGTTCAGCTTGTCAAACCGTTTCCGTTCTTTCGCCAGATCCTCATCGAACATGTAGTTGGTCACCTGGGCCATGAACCGGTAGCTGGCTGCATTCTTTACGCCCTCCATGATGGATTGCTCAAACGTATTGATCAGCTCCATCGTCGGCGTCAGGCATGCGTTGTTCTCCCCGAAAAAGTCATTTTTCAGCTGATGCTTTCGGACGATGCAGCACTTGCTTAGTTCCATGGCCCGTGTCTGTCCGCTGATCATCTGGAAAACCAGAAACGGCACCCCGCTGCTTTCCTTCACCTCGCACCCGCTGGGATACACCGGCCAGAATCCTCTCGTCTGCCCGTATTCATCCAGCACCGGCACAATAATCAGGTTGTTCTGTGTTTCGTATATGGCGTTGCATCGTTCCAGAAAATCCGGCCATGTGCTCCATGGATTGGGCCTGATCTTCACCGCGTTATAAAGCTCCCGGTGTGCGCTGCCCCGCATATCAAAGCGCAGCTTCATGATATGCCGTCCCTTTGCGTAGATGGCTTCCCGCACCAGTGCGCTCTCATAAAGCTGCCCGCCCCAGCTGGTAAACACCGGCGCATATGCCGTGAATGTCTCCATGCTTGTCAGCGGCTTTCTTTCCGGTTTCCGCTTCCCGAAGATCTTTTCAATCAGTCCCATTTTCGTTTCCTCTTTCGTCCGTCATCCCAGCGGAACGAAGGGACGGTTCTATTCCGTCTTCACTTGTGAAACGGTAGAACCGTCCCTGCGTTCCGCCCCTTCTGCTATCTCTCGTTCCTCAGCAGGTGCTCCATCTCGGTGTAATAATTCCGCCGCATCGTCATGGCATCCAGCAGGGCCGCCATGCCGTCAATGTGGGCCGTGCTGCTCACCTTCACCAGCCTCCGCCGGTTGTCCTCATAAATCTGCAGGGCGCTGTCCATCATGTGAATCTTCATCAGGTTATTGTCCTCCGCGCTTTTCAGCGTGCCGTCCTTGATCATGCCCTCCGCGTCGATGATCACGCCCGTCAGGTTGCTGCCCTGGCTCACGCTCTCCATGTGGAAGCCTTCCCCTTCCAGATCCTGAATCAGGAAGGCTGCGCTGTACCGGTCGTACCCGTTCTTCTGCGGCAGGATTTCATATTTTCGTACCAGGTCGTGGTAGAAATCCTCCACGTTGTGGTAATCCACCACGTTCTCCCCGCTCAAAATCAGATATCCCTGCTCCACGTATTTTCTGTACGGGATCCCGTCCCGTGCCGTCGCCTCTTCCAGCTTGTTCGCCGGCATGTAGAACCTGGCAAAAAACCACACCGTGTCGCCCTTCTGAATCAGGATCAGCACGGCGGTCAGGTCTGTCGTCATGGAAAGGTCAATTCCGGCCAGCGCGTATGTGTGCCTGAAATCATCCAGCGTCTTCCCGGTGTCGCTGAAGCACTTGTTCACATCCGCTGCCGTCAGCCATGCGGTTGTTGCGTTCTGCTTGATGTTGCAGTACTTTGTCAGAAACTCCGCCTTTTTGCTCAGGCTCTGTTCCGCGATTGCGATTTCTTCCAGGAAAAAGTCCACCGTCACGCTGACGCCCATGTTCGGGTTTGCTTTCGCCAGTTCGTTGATGTCGTTCCATTTTTCCTGTTCGTCGATCATATACAAAAACGGAGCCAGCCGTGTTTCCCGGCTCGTTCCGTTAATGACCGCCGTGCTTCGATTGATCAGTTCGTCGTATATGCCTTCACTGACATATCCGGCGGTGGTGATGTTCACCAGCATCGGCTGCTTCCGTGCGCCCAGTGCGCTTTTCAGAACCTCGTACTGGCGCAGCGAATTTTCCGGCGGACTCCATGCCCCGATTTCGTCACATGTGACGGCGTTTGGGTTGAGTCCGTCACTTTTCTTTTCTGAAAATGCGATCGGTTGTGCACTTGTATTCGTCTCCGCGATGTACAGATCCGTCCGTCGCTTTTGCGTGATCTCCGCCAGTTCCGGTTCCTTGAGGATCATCTGGTACAGCGCATTGAAGCATAGCCGCGCCTGATCCAGTTTCGGCGCAACCATGTAAATCCGCTTTCCGTAGTCAGGATCCAGATACATGATCAGCGCATTGATCGCCGCTGCCAGCAGCGTCTTTCCGTTCTTTCGTCCGATCAGGATGAAGATCTCCCGGAACACCCGGATTCCGTCTTCATCCACGATGCCGAAGATCACGGAAATCATGGCCTTTTGCCAAAGTTCCAGCCGGATCCGTCCCGGTGCCAGTTCGCCCTCATGGTGTCTGCAGAACGTCTGAATAAACCGGATCGCCATCAGCGCCTTTTTCTGACTGAAAACCCAGCGCCGTTCCTGCAATCCGTTCACGATCAGCCGATACCATTCCCGGATCCAGTGCCCCACGGTCACGCTCCCGTCCGTGATCGCCTGGTAATATTCCAGGATATAATTTCGCGGTTCCTCTTTTCCCTGCTTTTTCGCCTCCGTCTTTTCCCTGGCGCTTTTCTTCACCCTCGCCGGATCAGCTGCGCCCGACCCTCCGCCCGTTTTTGCCTTATTCATCGCCCATCTCTTCCATCAGCTTAAACAGCTTGCTTTCCCGCACCTGTTCCTCGCTCAGCTTGTCGATGATCTGGATCAACGTCGCCACGGTGCTGTTTGCCGCGGTGCTGGTCTTGTTGTACTCCGCGATCGCCGGGTTTGTGCAGATGTTTTCCCGGCCCTTCACGTAGGTCTTTGTCACGGTGGTTCCGGTTCTCTGAATCTCTTTTTCCAGCTCCGTCAGTATTTTCATCTGCACCTGGTACCGCTTGAATGTGGTCACGAAAAAGAAGTTGCTGCTGACTCCCTTCTCCGTTGCCCGCCGCAGGATCTCCTCCGCCTGTTCCTGCAGCGTCATGTTCTTTACGATCCGCTTCCGCGCCATCGTCTCTCACTCCTTTACGCTGCTTGTGTTACGCGGTCTTTAAGTACCCCCCCCCGATGGTGTAACCGCTGACCAGTTCCGCCTTTTCCCCGGTCATTTTCTCCCACCGGTCGACAATCACATCCGCGTAGTGCGGGTCAAATTCCATCATGAAGCACCGCCTGTCCATCTGCTCGCAGGCCATCATGGTGGTTCCGCTTCCGCCGAATAAATCCAGCACCTTTTCGCCCGGCTGGCTGCTGTTCCGGATCTGCCGCGCAATCAGCTTGATCGGTTTCATGGTCGGATGCAGCTCGCTCACATTCGGTTTCGCCTCGCGGATCACGTCGGTGGCGATTTCCTCCGCGTAGATCTCTTTCAGCAGCGCCTCCATCTCCGCCTTTTTCATGTTTGCCAGATCCGGCATCAGATCCTCGATTACCGTGCTCTGCTTCCGGTTGTCGATGAAATAATGCGCTGCGCCTTCCTTCCAGCCATACAGGCACGGCTCGTGCTGCCATTGGTAATCCTGCCGGCCCAGTGTGAAATGGCTTTTGACCCAGATCAGGATCTGCTTTACTTCCAGCCCGGCCTTCCGCAGCCCTTCCAGAAACTGCTCTGTCGTTCTCGTCGCGTACCACACGTAAAACGCACCGCCCTCCCGCAGTGCGTCTTTTGCGTTTGTCATCGCTTTGGTCAGGAATTCCACAAATTCCTTTTCGCCCAGGTTGTCGTTCAGCAGGAAAGCTCCGTCATCCTGCTTCTTCCGGCGCTTGCTCATCTCATCCGTGCTTTGAGCGGCTCCGCTTTCGTCTCCGCCCAGGCCGATGTTGTACGGCGGATCCGTCACCAGCAGGTCTGCCTTTTCGCCGTCCATCAGCGCAGCCACCATCTCTGGATCCGTGCTGTCTCCGCACATCAGCCGGTGGTTCCCCAGCCGGTAGATGTCGCCGATCCGGCTCCGCGGTTCCTCCGCCAGCGGTTCCTCCGTCTCCGTCCATCCGTCATCCGTGATCTGGGCCATGGAGTCATCAAACCGCAGATCCGGATCAAACCCCGTCAGGCTGATGTCAAAGTCCTCCTCCGCCAGTGCGGCCAGTTCCTGCTGCACCAGCGCCATATCCCAGTCGCCCATCTCCGTCAGCCGGTTGTCGGCGAGGATATAGGCTTTCCGCTGTTCCTCCGTCAGGCCCTCGATGAAAACGCATGGCACCGCCGTCCACCCGGCTTCTTTCGCGGCCAGGATCCTTCCGTGCCCCGCGATCACGTTGTATTCCTGGTCGATCAGGCACGGGCTGATGAATCCCATCTCCCGGATGCTCCTGGCGATCTTCTCCACCTGTTCTTTGCCGTGCTGTTTCGCGTTCCGCTCGTAAGGCTTGAGCGCCGCGATCTCCACTTCCCGCAGCTCCACCGCTTTTCCCATTTTCCACTCCTCCGAATCAATCACTAAGTTTCTCCGCCCGGTCTCCTGCTCGGCCTCCTCCGAATCAGTTACTAAGTTTCTCCCGTTCCGGCGCTCCTCCGCCGAAGTCTCCCCGGCCTCCGCCGAAGTCTGCAAAAGTCCATCAAAAAACCGGCCCTCCGCCGCCTCCGGAAGCCCGATTTTTTTGTTCAAAATATGCCGCCTGGTTCCCCCGTCAAAATCCAAAAACCACGCGCACACGCACGAGCGGTTTTTCTCGTG